GTAACTTCTTTCCATGCAGATGTTGCTGAATCATAGACTTTCATCTTATCAGCATTAGTGTCATAGCAAAGATCACCTTCATCATTATTAGATGATGGTTCACCAGCATTTACTCTATATCTAGCAGCAAAATCATTTATATCATTACTTAAGTTTAGTAGATCAGCTTCTTTAAGTGTTGCTTTATGGTAGTTATATATCTGACCAGAGCCAGTAGAGCTAACCATAAATGCTACACCAGCATCAACCGTAGAACTGTTAAAGTTAGAAGCTATATTATTAATAGTTACTGTTGAACCACCTACAGTTCTACCTGTAGTACTAGTACCAGAACCATTAACAACTAAACCCCCAGCATCTGCAATACTAATTACAACACCTGAAGCAGGTTGTGTATTAGGGAATGCTGCATCTGTTGCTATAACTTCAAGACCACCTATGGGAGCAATTTGTGCAGCGACATAATCAACAACAGCTCCTGAAGTTGGGTAGTGAGCATCACTGTCTGATATAGTTGTGTGAACACCTTTACCGTCAACCACTGTATTAATTTCAGTGAGAGTAGCAGTAAGAGCAGTGCCGCCCGCCAAGATAGAAGCAGTACCTGACTGCATACCAGCAAGCGTTGTGAGTTCAGCATCGGCTATATGATCTGTTGTAACTGCATCGTCTGCTATCTTAGCATCTGTCACAGCGTCTGCAGCTATATGAACTGTATCAATACTTCCATCAACATAATGCTCAGAGTCAATAGAATTAGCATCTATTTTATCTCCATTAACAGCATCGTCAGCTATAGCATTTCTATCTACAGCATCATCAGCTAGCTCATTAGCACTTACAGCATTAGTTGCTATCTGTGTTGCAGTAATGGTATCATTTACTAATTTACCACCTGTAATCGTAGTGTTTGCTATGTCTGCATTAACTATTACTCCAGAACCAATTGCAGTGACACCTGAACTATTAACAGTGACATCACCACTAAGGGTTGTAGAAGTAGGTACATTACTTGAATTACCTAGTAATACATTACCACCAGATATACTACTTAGTTTACTATGAGCTATAGCAGCACCAGTACTTACATCAGCATTAACTATAGTACCGTCAACTATGTTTGCACTAGCTACAGTTATATCTGTAGGTAATGCTCCGCTACCTAGCTTTGCTAAAGTAACATTATCGTCTAATATTTTAGCTGTAGTAACTGCATTACTTGCTAAAGCTGTAGCATCTACTGAACCTGGAGCATAGTGCTCTGTATCTATTGAATCAGCTGCATAGTGTTCGGAGTCAATAGCATTATCTGCTATCTTTGCTCCAGTAATAGCATCAGGGTCTATCTTAGCAGTCGTTACAGCTCCATCCATAAGACGGTCTGTATCTATATTCTCAGCCTTTAACTCTTGTAATGCGTATAATCCTGCTTTGAAATTATTATTTAAGTCATCTGCTGTTATACTAGAACCTGCTTGATATGCAGCTTTTACAGTGTCAACCTCAGTATCACGATAGATACGGACATTTCCTGTAGCACTAGGTGGTGCATTACCAGATGTAAACTGGACTTCACCGCCTCCAGCAGCTGTATAATTGACTATTGTATAGTGAGTGGTTACTGTTTTGTTAGTCCAAGCATCATTAGCATACCATGCTACTTTAATGTCTTCGACTTTGTATGAAGGAAACGTAAAAGTAAATCCAGTTAGAGTAGATCCATCCCCGTTTCTTAGTTGTTCGATGATTGCCATAATTTATTTATCTGGTGGGGACTAGTAATTTACCTAAACCAGCTGTCTGGTCAAAGGATTTCTTTCCTTCAATTTTTCTATTTCTTTGTTCTTTGATAAGCTCTTGCACTTTAGGGTCTAACCGCATTTCAGCCCAAGCTCTTCTCTTTGCATCTTTAAAGATAGCATTTATCCTTGTACCATGAACATAATCCTTTCTTGGTTCTAGGTACCTTCTTCCAGAAAACATTTGTCTATCTCTGTTTAATTTAGCAATAGATTCAATAATTCTAGGATCTTTTGCAAGTTTATCTAATTTAAGTTCTATATTCTGCTTACCAATAAGCTCTTGGAATTTAGATCTTAAGCGTGGATGGTTAGTTAAATCAGTAGAGTCTGGACCGTAATATGTTGATTGCCTTAAGTCATAACCGCTTTCAAACAGTAATTTTCTACCTGGACCTTGGTCTAAGTTGAACTGTACTGGACTAACCATGTTAAACATTCTAGTCATAAAGTCATGATTTTTTATTGGCTGTCCATTTAACATATCATATTTAGTAGGTAAATCTTGACCAGGACCATATTCAAATAAAAGGTTTCTATTTCTTATAGAATCTCCAATACCAGAGTTTAGCTCTTTCATGTATGGATTAAATACCTTTCCTAATTCATTTCTTAAACCACCTAAAGGTAGTGTATTATTTAATAAATTAGCTGCCATACGTCCTTGGTTATGACCACCAGCAAATAAATCTACAAATTGTTGTATTCCAGCTAAATAAGATTTACTTGTAATACCTTGAGCTAGAACTACACTTAATTTTTGTAAGTTATTTTCAGTCCATTCTTCACCCATTAGATCCATATGATCTCCTACATCAGCAATGTTAGAGAGTATAAGGTTAAAAGGTTCAAAAGCATCATAACTCATCCATACATCACCAACTCTTACACTTCTAGGTTTCCAACCTGCATCAATCCATACTTGCCTTTGCCGCCTATCTGTAGGACCATTTCCTGATAAACCTCCATTCATATAAGCCATGCTAGCCATGAAGATTAAAGAACCACCCATAGTAATACGACCTTGACGTAAGGCTTGAGCATTAGCTAATTCTTCAGCAGTATTAATACCATATCTAGTAACAGCTGTAAGATCATCAGGGGTTGCTGCGGCTATTACTCTTGATTCTTCTACAAGTCTATTGAATAGTGGAGTATGTTTAGCAGTTAAATTTAAACCGTTAACACCTGTACGTGCAAATAAGAAGAATGGTTTAGCCCATGGAGTTTTATTGAAAATCTCTTCTAATCCTTTTGCGAATCCTTCTAAATCTTGAGTAAGAGTAATTTCTTTTTTAGCATAGTCTGTAGCTCTATCTAAAATGTTACCATCAGCATCTGTTATATCATTTAAGAATCTAGTTTCAGCTTCTCTTAAAGTTTTAGGATCAATAGTAGTTGTCTTACCAGGGTTAGCGTTATCTAATGCTTGACGCATAGCCTTTTCTCTAGCTTTAGCTCGGCTCATAAGATACCCAAAAGTATCATCAATCGATGCCATAACCTTAGTAGAATAGGTAAAGAAGTTATTATCATTAGCTTGTCTAGCCCAATTTGCTAGATTAAAAGCAGCTACATCACCTGGTTTTGCAGTACCAGCAATCCTTTGTTGTTCTATCCAGTCTGTATATAAAGCCCATTGCTCATCACCTTTAGTTGTTATATTATAACGTGATTTAATAGTTGATAATTCACCACTCCAGTAACCATTTAATCTACTTTTAAATAGTTTCCATGATTCTGGGATAGCTTCTATCATAGCATTAGCTGAAGATAGAGCTGCTCTAGAAGTAGCACCGTCTCCACGGATAGCAGCACCTAAAGCTGTTGACATAGGACGTAGGAATCCAGCAGTTGAAGTACCCATAAGTGCTCTTACTGCTGTTTTAGGACCACTTAAAATACTATGTATCATAGTACCTTGTAATCCTTTTATCCATAGAGCTGTTTTATTTGCTCCACCTTTAAATCTACCACCTTTAAATGTTCTACGCATATATGCATCTAAATCAGTTAGATTATGAATACCATCTACCATAGAAACTGTCTCAAATACAGCTTGGAATAAGTCATCATTATCACTTCTACGAGCATAATCTAATGCTACACCCCAAGCTTCAACTGATTCTTGTACTTTTTTATCAAGTAATGCTTTATTCTCTAAGCGTATTCTTTTCCTAGCAGCTGTAGAAGCAGCCTTATTTGACTGATAACCTGCATCTAATGTTCTAAACTCTCCAGATATAATCATTCGTGTACGCTTTGCTTCAGTAACAGCTACAATCATTTTATCATATAATGCTTTTGCAGGTCCACCTTCGCTACCTAAATCAGCTAGATTAAATAATTCTCTACTACCAATACCTAAATCTCGTATCTCTCTTAGTAATGATCCTACAACTAAATCAGAAGCTACAACATTTTCTGAAGTCCAAGCAATCATTTCATCTGGAGAACCTTCAAAGTATCTGTGTTGTACTTTAAAGAATTCTCTTAGATATTCTCTAGGAGATTTATCAGCAGCTTCTCTACCTAATCCTGTACGTTGCCATAACTTTGTAGCATATCCAAATGCTTCATCTAAAGTCTTTTGACCAGATTTAACAGCTTCTATATCAGCTTGATATCTAGCATCACTAACTAAACCACGATAGACTTTATTAATATTATTCATATGCATATCAGCTGTTGAACCAATTCTGTTACCCATTGCATCAGTAATTATTTTACCTCCAGCAGCTTTGGTTACATTATCTAAGTCTGCAGCATCAGTTACTGAGGTAGGTGATCCATCATAAGCACCTGAATCAGCTTCCATTCTACGTCTATCTATAACACTATCATAAGGTTTACCTGTAGATGTTGGAGAACCTTCCCATGGATCACTTATTGTACCTTTATTTTTATGTGCTCCTGGTCCATCAAACTGTATTTCCCTTTTAGCCATATCAGCAGTTTGTCTATTAACACTAGCGTTTCTAAGTTTTATTTGGTTTATAGCTTCACCACCACCTCTCTTAAGACTCATTAACACACCATCTATAACTAATCCTATACCCATACCCTCAACTACATTTTTAAGAGTTTTCATAGCAGGGTGATCGACATCCTGAGTAGCTAATACATTATTAAATGCTGGATATTTATCAGCTATCATTCCCATAGCATTGTCATCTTGTGAATAACGAGATACTAAGTCAACACCAGCACCATAGAAAGCACCTTTTATAATTGGGCTGGCTTTTGTTAAAGCTTTAATGCCTGTGACAGCTCTTCCTAAACCTATTGCTGTAGCACCTGTAGCACCTACAGCAGCTACGGGAGCTAATGCTAATGACATCGTACCATAATGGACAAGACCTCGTAAGATCCCTCCCCATACAGTTCGTGTTACAATAGGATTATCTTCATCTACAAATGGGTTCCAGTCAGGTTGATAATCCTCACCTTCTTCAGCCATTTCACCAGAGGCTATATCTACAGCACGTTCTGGTAGAGTTAATAGAGAATTAGCAGTATCTGATGTACCACCTACTAAGGCAGATTGTATTTCTTTTACAACACCACCTAATCCCCAATTCTCTTTGTTTCTAGGATCTTCTTGTTCAGCTGCTAATTGAGATCCTCCTTCAGTTTCCTGAGCTTCTCTTGCAGCAGTAGCTTCAGCTTGCTTTGTTTGTAGGTCAACTTGTTGTTGACTGGTCTCTAATGTAGATTGTAGTAGATCCTCGTCGATATTTAATGTGGGAGTATTTTCCTCCATAGTTACCTTAGTAATAAATAATAATCATCCTTTTCAAAAGTCGTAACTATTGAGGATGTGAGACTAATTCAGGTGAATTGAAATCTGCTTTCGTGTTTAATAGATCTGCTTTTTTTATACGGTTCCCAGTAGTTCTCCATAAATACAAGCGTTGCTCTATTAAATCTCTATTTTCTAATTCTTTAATAGCTTTTGGTTTTCTCAGTTCTTTACCAGTAGCTAATTGATATTGCCAGTTTGCTATTGTCCATTTATCTTTACCAACCATACGTCCAATCTGAGCATATATTCTAGGTATAGAACCTTTACCAGTTGAATTCCAAAGCTCTAAAGATTTGATATCAAGTTCATCACTGAACTGTGTTGTTTGTAATAATTCAACAACAGCTTTATCCCCATTTTCTTTAGCAGTTGTAATAGCCTTAGAAACTGTATTAAGTTTTGTTACATAAGAATTTTCATAAGAAGTATTTGGAAGCTTATCTAAGGTTTTGTTTATGATCGCTTGGGAAGTTTCTGTTTGAGCACGGTCTGCAGCTTCTTTAGGACTAAGACCTAACTTAATTCCACCAGCATATAACTCTTTATATCTACGTTGAGCATTAATCCAAGTTTGTTTCCATTCAGGAGATTTTTCATCATCAGTTCCTGTTGTTTGCTCCCAACGTTGACTTACAGCAGATTTAACAAAACTTAAACCTTGCTTATAGAGTTCACCTTTACCAACAGTTTGCTCATAATACTTCTTCCATTCTTGTCTTAACGTAGCATCACTGATACGATTAATCTGTTGTAAATCTAAACCTACACCATCCTTCAGATCTTCGTTTAAATGCCAAATAATATCTTCATCTGCACGATCTTCTAAGGTATTATTAGCAAGATGGTCAATGAAGTTTTTAACAGTTGGATTATAAGCACGGGTAGGATCACTATTCCAAGCCTGTCGTATTTGTCTAACTTCCTGTTCTGTATGAGGTCTATCAAGGTCACCTAATGTAGTTTCAATAGATCTGATAAATTTTAAACCTTCAGCTTTTTGGTTGTTTTCATATATCTGTTCTTTTTCAACTAGTGCCTCTGATACTTTACTGTCGAAGCCGTTAAACTCTGTTTTAAAGTGTTCTCCTATAGTAATAGTGTTTTCACCTTCTGGTTTATTTTCCCAACCTTTTGGTGTAAACTCAAATTTAGGTAATTCATCTAATTGCGCACGGGTTATATCACCATCTACAAAAGCTTGTATCGCAGTGTCAATTAAAGCAGTCCTAGCACCAGATTTACCACCTACATAATAATTACCTTCTGTTTTAGTTATTTCTAGGAATACTTGACCAAAACTATCTGTTCCTGCAGCTGTAAGTAATCTTTCATTATTTTTAGCGAAACGGTCATTCTGCTTTTCAATAAGTTTATTTTTTGAAAACTCACCCTTAAGAGCTGCTTCTTGTCTGTCAACTTCTGGCCAGAAATGAGCATCTAAAAACTTATCATCATAAGCATTTACATCGTCTAACGCTTTTACATCTAAATAGTGATTAAATAATATCTCAAGATCTGCAGAATTTTCTGCTGAACCATATGTTATTTTTCTCTCACCATCCATCTTGAAGGAGTCAGGTTCTTGCACCCAATTTAGAAAATTAGATCCTAAATCTTTAGCTGCTTTTGTTGCTAGAACTTCTTTTAGTACAACAAGATCATATCCAGCTAGTTTTCTTATTTCATTTGCTTCATCAACTTTACCTTCACTTTCTAACTTCGCAGCAATAGCATGTAAATAACTAACATTATCAGTGAATTCTTCATGATCTTTATAGTATTCATTATAAGCTGATAATGCCTCTAAAGTTATTCCAGATTTTCTTATTAATCTTTTCGATTTATTCTTTAGTATTCTATCTCTATTATCTCTTCTAGTTTCTAAATGCCCAGTTAAGGTTTTAGAAAACTTACCAATACCATCAATCGTTTTATCAAATTGTTCAGCATTTGCTTTACGTTGACTGTTATTGATTGCCATCATTGCTTCAACAGCTCTGTCGCCATCAGCACTATCTTGTTCGGCTTGCTCTAAGAGTGGAATATAGTCAGCAGTTGGCTCGATGTCAAGATCTAGTTTAAAAGGATTTGCCATAATCAGTTAACTCCACATCCATTTCCACTTATTATCATCACCAAGGCTTCCCAGACTACCGATAGAACCAGCAATACTTAAAGCATCAGTGAACATAGCCCAACCTACATTCTGCATAACAGGACGTGGAGGTGCAATATCAGCTTGTGGATTAAATGCAACACTTGCAAATTGTTGGTTTTGTGCAGCTTTAACTTTACGTCTTCCAGCTTTAACAGCTGACATGAAATCTTCACCAGCTTCTGTTAGTTTCTTAGCTTGTCCTGCTTGATATCGGCCTAAAGCTGCATAATCAAGTTGAGTAAATCTATCAATTGATCTACCTGTTCTACCAGCAGCTAAAGCAAGTCCACCTTTACCTTTCTGTAGAACCTGCATTAAAGCTTCTTGGTTATTGGAGATAGCTGTTTGTCTTAAACGGTTTAATTTAACTTGACCTTCAGATATAGCACGTCTATACCCTTGGTAAATGTTAGTTAAATTCTGATCGTATTGGTTTTTTAATTGGCCATACTTCGCCATTTTGTTGAGATGCTTACGCTTACGAACTTTCATTTGATATTCGTAAGTACGAATAGCTTGTTCGTTAGCGTTTCTAGCTCCGGATCCTAAGCACACGGCAAAATTCTATAAAGGTTAATTGGTTAGGACCATGTTTAAGTTCTCTTAAGAACTTGAATCCTAAAAATTTAAGTAGTTTTAAATGTACTGTGTTACGTTTATCAATGATATTCCACAGTAGCGGTTCTGTTCTACTCGTAACGAATCGCTTTGCTTGTCTCACAAATAGAGATCTGTTTTCAAATATTACATCTGTACATAGCATCCAGATAATTCCCCCCTTATCCACGCCAGCCATTCCTGCGGCTTTACCGCTAGGCGACGAGAAATAGATGCAGGAGCCTTCCTGAGCTTTAGAAAGTAACCATTTGGATGGATCTACCCCCCAACCCTCTTCAACCTCTCTACGGTCATCTGAGCGTAGGTTGAGAGCCACCTCAATGGCAGCCTCAACCGTGATTGGGTGTATGTAATCAGACATTCTTATAATATTTAGGTGAAAGATCCCCTTCCCAACTCATTGAAAACAATGTAGCAGGAGTAGGATCGGTGGATTTAAGTGTTACTGTTAAGTTTTTATTACGTTCATATATAGGTACAGCTTGTGTATCTTGTTCTAAGATACCAACATCACTAGCTTCATACCCACTAGCTTTAGGTGCTTCAAATAATTGAGTATAATCTGGTTTACCTATACGTTCAATCAGGGTACTATAAGAACCACATGCACCTAAGTTAAGTTTTAACCTATGTACAATTAAAGAAGAACGTGTATCAGCTACCCACCTATCAGCCACTTGTTTCGTATGATAAATAGTAGGTATTTTTACCTCCATATCAAATAGATAACCAACGATTAAGTCATTACCTGTAAAGTCTCCTATCCATTCAATGTTACTACCGACTACACTAGCTAATGCATAACGTCCAATATTGTTATGATTACCGTTAGGTGAGCTTGTATGGGTATATACAATTAATTGTTTATCACTAAAATTAAAACCAACAGGTTTTGTGAACCCTGTTCTACCTGTAGTACCTGAATAACCTAATGAGGATGCACTGATAACCTTACTATTATCTATATGTAATCTATATTGAATATCATCTGTACCATCACTTTCCGTATTCATGTCATCTGTTACTGTCCTAGAGTCAGTATTAAGACGTATATCATATCTATGCATGACATCTTTATTATCATCTCCACGTAAAACTACATAAAGTGAATCATCTAATACAGTATGATGTTGTATAGTACCAGGTAATTCCCACTGGAACCAAGCTTGTTGCAGATGCCTATCTGCTACCTTAAAATATCTATATCCATAAAGACTGGATTTATCTTTTTCACTGAAGAATACAACACCATTCTCTCTGGAATTAGATATAACATTTAAGTCTTTACCAAATAATTTACTGACAATTTTACTTTGTTCAACAACCTGTGGTTCACCTTCTCGCATTACTCGAGCAGCTTCCATAAACCGTGAATACTTACCAGCATTATCTAACCATCCTATAGTTGTACCTAAAGATATTGGATTAGTTTTAATGTTAAAATTATAATTTGCTAATGAGTTTACTTTAACAGTTTCTGGACTCAACACATCACTATCTGTAGCTACTAGAAATTGTTTAGTTTGACTGAATAATATCAATCCTGTTGTTATTTCTATACCATCATATAAGTCAGCTGGTTGTTCCGAGCTAGCTGATACATCAATAGAGTCAACGGCAGAATACGTTATTGCAGATTTAATCCAAAAATCAAAGAAGGCTGATGGCCTCGACATTATGATATGGTTCTCCGCAAGTATTACCAAACGGTTTCGGAAGAATAACATCCGATTAATTTTTCGGCCAATAAATGAAGGCTCTGGTGATGTTAAGGTATCACCTACAGGACAGTCACGCCAGTGATGTGTATTGTATGTTGTACCCCCAACAGTATAAGTAGATGCATCTAACTTAGCTAATCTGAAATTACCATCAGCAGTTCTGATTAAATCCATAGGCATGGTAGCAGGATCTATTTCAATCTTTCTACCAGGAGCTGGACATTCTTCCCATACACCAGCACCATCTTTATCATTATATCCAAAGAACTTAACATAATAGTCATCCATAGTTGTATCACTATTCTTAACTTTAACAACATAACCATGTTTACATTGTCTTGGTAAGTCTTCAACTGTATTAACTTCACTAGTTAAAACAGACATTAATTCAGAGTTAGGTGCATGTATACTAAATTTACCATCAGTTCTCGTAACATATAAACCACTACCAATTTGTTCTATAGTAAAACCGTTTCCAGTAAGTGTTGTGTTTCCTGTAATACCTTCCCTTAGATCACCTAAAATACTTTCAGCTGTAACAACAGACTCTTTATCAAATGGTGTAGGTGTAGGACGTACAAGTGCTAAATTAGCTTTCACTTTAGATGTACTAGATTCATCTACAGTAATTGTATAGTTAGTATTTTGTACTGGATCTGTCATTGTAACAGTTTTAGTATTACCAGCTTGCCAACCTTCACCACCATATAGTAAATCTGTTGTTATGGTATATCTACATTTATAAACAGGATCATCTCCACCATCAGTAGTAGGCTGACCCATCGCTACAATTCTGATAAACAGGTTATCCTTACCTGTATCTGAAAGTTTAAATAATTGTGTACCTACACTATCGCAAGTTCCTCCTGTATGTACAGCACTACCAGAACCAGAATCACTAGTAGAATATGAAATACTTATACGTGTAGCTGTATGTACATCAGTTACTGTATCATTATTAAAAATATTCAATGCGTACTGTGCAGAATAAGCAACTTGTTTTAAGTCAATAAAAGCTTCATAAGGTCTAGCAGGTTCTATAACATTAGTCATAGCCGTGGTTTTCTCACGGTTAACTAAATAGGTATGATCGTTTAATGTTAATGTTTGTATTGATTCATCACCTGTATGAGTCAAGTAATTAGTACAGTCACTGTGGGCTATTACTACACTTTTTTCTGAACCATCAGAACATTTCCACATTCTAACAGTACCATTCTGGTGTATCTGTCCTATATATTGCTCAGCTTCATCTCTATAATAAGAGAACCATCTACCATTTGTAGAAGAATTTAAACTACCGTCACTTAAAGATGATATTAACCTACCGCCTGGTCGTTTTGTCAAACCATAGGTAACATCTGGAATTACATTAATTGCTTCTTTAACTTGTCCTGGTCTTTTTAAATCATCAGGCTGCTGTGATATTCCAGCTACAAATGAAGGTATGGTTTGAGTTACGGATGCCATTAGCGTTGCAATACTTGATAAGGTTGATATGATTTGTAAGAAGTTTCATGTGGCCAACCCATAAAGTTTGGATCTGCTGTGTTACATTCATACTCCATACATGCAGCTCTAGCCATTACTTCTTGTTGCTGCAACATTTTCAGTAGATTTGGGTTTCCTACAAGTTGTACTGCTGCTCTACTTGCAGCTCTATAAGTTATATATCTTTGAAATATATTAGGTAAGTCCGTGAAAGTATATAATGTAATTACATCTAGATATAAATCATTATCAAATTCATTAGTATGATCTACTAAATCATATAGTTTTCCATCACGTATAACTACGTCCATAGTCTTATCCCATTTATCATGGAGATCAAAACTTAAAACATTAGCTGGTATACTTATCTGTTTATTTGTATCTGGTGTATATTTTTTATGATACTCCTTATTGAAGTGCCAGCCTTCATTTTGAACATCTTTATTTACTTCTGTTAATATATTATAAATGAAAGCCACCTCTGGGTTCTCATAATTAAGGGTGGTAATTGGTGATTGCCCGATGGCTCCCAGTATTGAATTCACTGCGGATAGTTCTGTATCGGTGTCAGTCGTTGTGGTCGCCATAGAAATATGAATAAAAAAAGGAGGACCGAAGCCCCCCTTATGTGAATTAGAATGCAGCAGGTGCAGTTCCAGTACCAGCGTATAGCTCAACAGCAGCAGCTGGGTTTAGATAGTCGGCTCCCATTGCGAGACGTCCTAGAATGACGTCGCCTTGGTAAATTACCGATACATCCCCAGATGTTACTTGGACTTGAGGTCCAATAGCTTCAACACAAGCAGCAGCCTCTTTCTGGAAGATTATACCACATGTATTCATGAAGTTAGTTTGTGTACCATACTCGTTGTTGATACCTGTAACTGAGTTACGGCCATCTTCAACGGATACCTGAGTGAAGGAACCTTTGTTTCCTACATCAGTGATTCCAGGGTTAGTACCAGAAGCAGCTCCACCAAGCTTAGTACCGTACTCTCCGAAGAAAGGTACGTTCATAGACTTGTAGATTTTGATTCCAGCAATCTCGTAGATACCCTTACCTGATTGTAGAGCATCTCCCTGTGAGTCACGGTTAACTAGGTAAGCACCTAGACCAGACCCGTCTAGTCCTTTTATTAGCGCATAGTATTGCCTTGGGTTTAAGACAGCTACACGTCCATCAGAACTGACTCCCTTCTCATCTAGTGCGCCAGCAGCGTCATAGAAGCTTGCTACTAGAAGATCTGGGTTGATTGCGTCGTCAGCATTACCTGTACCAACACGTATCTGAGAACCACCTGGCTCTACGAAATTAGTCGCAGATACAGGGCTAGCCTTACGAGCACCTTTAACGATACTACGGAAGATTAGACGGTCATACTTCTCAGCTAGAGCGTAACCGATTTTTTTAGAGATCTCTCCTCTTAGGTCATAGTGAGCAAGGGTCTCATCCAATTCGTAAACGAATGCGGAGCTAACAAGTAGATCATCAATTGTGATCGTCTTCTCAGCTACTGGAGGAGCTTTGTCAGAGTTGCCTAAAATACTGTTTCCAGGGGTATGATACTCAGCCGTGGTGCGACCCGTGTAGATGAACTGTAAAGATTTACCGTTCTTCAGGGTACGCTTCATCACGAGATCCCTTGCAATTGTATTGCGCTGGAATCCTTTGAACATCTCACCACTAAACAGCTTAAGGTAAAGAGCTCTGGTATCACCCGCTAGGTTACTTTGTCCTAACTGGACAACCTGTGACGGGTTTACTGAACTTTGATGTGCCATTTAAAGAGTAAGTTTTGTATTGACTTGCTCTAAGATCTTAGAAAAATTTTTATTATTATATGTTGTGGTCTTTCCCACCGTCTAGACAGCTTAAGGGTATCCACCGTAGCGGGCCTAAAGCCAATTAGTCAGAGATCCGACACTGAGGTGTCTCTGACCTGTGGTAGTTAACATGTAATGCCTCTACCATTATGAAAAAGGATAGGAGCAAGAACACCCCTATCCATAATTCATTTAATTTACTCACCCAAGAGGGCTTCCTCAAGAGATTGAGGTTCCCATTCTTCTTCTTTTTCTTCATCTACACCAGGTGGTTGATGATCCAATGGTAATGTATCCACTGGTTCTGGTTTAGGATCGAACGAGACAGGGTGAGCTCTCTCGACTGAGCTTTGATGTGTCATTAGAAACTATATTTAGCACCTATCTTTGTGCCGTATGCGTTATCTGCAGTCTCATCTGTCTTGAATGAGATCTCTCCATATACACCGAGCTTCTCTGATGCTGCTACGGAACCTCCGAGCTTACCTGAGAAATCTGTGCTTCCATCTGCTCCATCAGCTGCA